TGAAGATCGCCATGGCATCCTTGGGCGCCATTGCGTTGGTGTAGTTGGTCTGCTGACCGGCCATGCCTTCGGAGTTCTTGCCGATCCGAGTTCGCTCTTTGAATCGCAGGGCCACGGTTTCAATCACGGCAAAGCGCAGGTCCATGGGAACGCCCGTGATTACGTCCGGAGTTCCCGCCGTGAAGGTGTAGGGGTAGCCCGCTCGATAGCTCACGGTCACGTTCTTTCGGCCCACGGGGAAACGTCCCCCGATGATCGAAAGATCATATTGCCCAGCCAGCCAGCCAGCGCTCGCACTGTTCGCAGACGGAGAGATCGAAACCCCGTCGACGGTCACGGTGTCAATCCCAACGATGGGCGACTCAGGCAGGAACACCGTATCCCCGCCTGTGCCGTCTGTCGTGTAGGTGTAGACCGCCACGCCGGTCAGGTTGCGCTCGCAGAATCCCTGCGCCCAGCCCGATACCTGGCTGATGAGCGCCTGGAAAACAGGCGCATCAGCAGCGGCAGTATTGCCCAGATAGGTCTGGACATCGGTCAGGGTGCAGAGATCTCCGGAGGGCATTAGTTATCCGTTCGCGATGTTGGTAATTACGCCCATGCCGAAAGACGCATAGACAGCGAGGGTCTCTTCGACGTAGACGCCGACGGCCCGCTCACGGGTGATCTGCGGCCAGAAGGTCTGCGCGTATTCCTTTCGGATGTGCATTTCGGCCACGTTGGGGGTTTCGTTGCTCTGGAACTGAGCAGGAAGGTTTTCAGCCCAGGCGAGGATGGTCCCAGGAGGGACATTGGGGTGAAGGATAAGGGGAATCACCACGCCGCCCTGACCAGCGGTGAAGGGATTGAAGTAACCGGTAACCTGCCCATTGGCCACGACCGCGTAGGGGTCAGACTGCGATCCCGAAAGCAGCAAGGGCGTGGTGCTGGTGTTCATCACCTTCGTGGTAATGTTGTTCAGTTCTTGGGAGCTGACCAGGATCACAGTAGGAGTGATTCGGCTCGTGTCCCACATACTCTTGAGCATCACGTCGATCTCGGACACGTTCCGGCGTCCACCAGCGGTGAGCACCGTGCCGGTTCCGGCCGTGCCGGTCGCCAGGGTGTTCAGGTAGGCAGAGGACCCAGAGGCCAGAGCGGAATAGAACAGCCCGTCGAACGCCAGGTTGGCATTGCGCGAGCAATCCGCAGTGATCGTGGAATCGAGCTGGCCGGTGCCAGCAAGAGGCGCCGTGATCTGCACCGAGTTGATGGTGGTGATGTATTCGAGGCGAGGAGTCTTGCCCACGCCGCCGATGAACCAAGCGTAGGCGACGGCACCCTTAATCGCAGGCACCGTGAGGCCCAGCGCCTTGCCCAGGGTGATCGCCTGAGTCTGGGAAGCGCTCAAGGCAGACGATCCGCCATTGAGGTTGTAGGTCTTGCCGTCGGCGCCCTGAATGGTGGCAGCCTGGGCAATCGTGGAACCGGAGGCCGCGCCATTGACGGCACCCGCTGCAATCCAGCCTTCGAGGGTAAGAGCAACCACTTCGCAGGTATAGGTATCAGCGGCGAGCGTAGCGCCGGATACGGTGGGCTGAGTAGTGGTGATGGTGCCGGGAGTTCCAAGCGCGGTGCTAGCGTTGCCACCGAGGATCCCGAACTCTTCCTTGATCATTGTGCCCTGCAAGAGGCGCATGGTCATGCGAGACATGGCATCCTCAAAGCCCATGGCTGCATTGATCGCCTCTTCGGTGATCGAATCTTCCTCGCCGATCGTTCGGTAGCTCGCGGCCTTGTCGACGGCGGAATAGTTCATCCGGCCCGAGCGCTGGCCCTCAGCAACCCAGCCCATGGAGGGCACACCAGAGCCGGTCAGGCCAAAGATGGCCTTCCAATTCGTGGCGCGTCCACCGTTACCCATGACGCGGGGAATACGGTTGCGCAGGGGGGTGATGACCGGATACAGGTTCTTTGCGGGAGCCTGGAGGTCGTAATTGACGATATTGCTGGTGGTGGTGAGGGTCTTTTGCAGGGTGCTCTCGACCATGCCCTTGGCCACCTCTGCCTGAAGCTTCTGAAGCGTTTCGTTGATGCTCATCTTGTTTCTCCTGGGGGTAAAAGGAGGTTTTTGGAATGGGGCGTCTGAAACCGATGCTTCAGTGCTCCTTTCCCGCCACGGGCGGGTTATGCGGGGGCTGAAGCGCCGCCCGTGAGGTGTACAAACTTGATCATTGCGAGGGCTTTCTCTGTGCCTTCCGGCATGGCCTCGATCTCCTTCTGTGCTTCTTCCGAGGCGGTCTTCAGGTTGTTTAGTCCGAGGTCATCGGCTTTGGAAACGGAGACGGCGGCGCCACTCAAAACGCCCTTGGGCGGCTCTGGTAGTGCTTCTAGTTCGGTGACTCGCTTCTGGAGTGTCTCGATGGTGGTGTTAGCCTTCTGGAGTTCCTCGGCCAGGACGACGCCCTTTTCGAGATCGCCTGGGGTATCGGCCTTCCAGCAATCAGGCATGGACCCAAGGGCCTTCCCGAGCGCTTCGTGCGCATCGGTTGCGGCTTTGTGTGCCTCTCCCAACTTCTCTTTGCTGGCAGCGCTGAACTTCGCGCCTGCCTTCTCCAGATCACCAGAGGCTTCCGCAAGCGCCATCGGCGAAGAGGTTCCGCTATTGTCTTCCATGATTTCGGAAGCGATGAAGCGCTTGAGATTCTCCACCACAGCAGCAAGGGCGGCCACTTGTTCGGCGGGCTTGCCAGGTTCGGCAGATTCCTTCCCGAAGAGATACATAACGGCATCCAGCGCCTGGAGTGCGGTGCTCACGTCCCAGACCTCTTCCCCCATGAACTTCTTTAGGTCCGGGGCATCGCTGGCCTTGAACTCCTTCTGTTCGACAACGCCGTCCGCTTTGACCACGTCGAAGAACTTGGCAGTGGGAACGCAGGGCGAATCGACCAGGGATATTTCAACGGGATTCGCGGTGAAGCGCATCACCGCCTTGTTCTCAGGATCGGCCCATTTCTTCTCGTAGCTTCCGCCAATGCTGAACCCGGTGTGGACGCCTTCTTGAACCTTCTCCCACTCGTTGTCATCGATGATCTTGGTTCCGATGTCGATGGCCTTTTCTGCGTCGTTGAAGTCGATGTTGATGACCTTCCCGGCTGCGACTTTGCCATGCATGGACCGGATGTTCCCGAGGCTCTTCCCGTCCGTGTCCTTCGCAAAGCCTTCTGACCAAGCCTTAAAATGTGGCTTGGAGCTTTCGTAGTCGAAGATTTCTCCTGCCTTATCCACGACCTCTTGGGTCGCCCGGCCCCAAACTTCGCGCTTGGCAACGTCGACCTTCGTGATTTGTGCAAAGATGCGCATGTTCATGCCGTTGCTCCTGTGATCGGGTTACGCCAGTTTTTGCCGTCCCACAAGATCACGACTCCGAGCGTGGTATCGGCAAATTTCGTGTTCTTGGACGGATTCGAGGGCCGCGCGGTCGACGCACCCGAGCCCCCGCCTGCCGCGATCGTCCATCCGTTCGCCTTCATGATCACGGCATCGAAGTCAGGCACATTGAGGGCCGTGCCTCCGCTGGTGGTATAGGTGCGCCCGTTCACCTTAATGGTGCAGGTGTCGACATTGGGCGGCATGACGCAGTGAGTGATTATGGGCATGGGTTACTCCTGGGTTTCTGGGATTACGGGGACGACGTCACATTCACAGCGAGGGTGGTACGGGGGCAAATCGTCATCAACGGAGATGGTGTCTTTCCCGATCTCATCGGCGCATTCGTCACAGGGATCTTCTCCGCCGATGACAACCAGCTCCTGCACACCCGCCTCCTTGTAGAGGGCCACGTTCCCTTGCACATCGGCAAAGGCGGTCTCTGTCCGGGCGATCACTTCGGCCCGCTGGGCGCTGAAAGACCATGAATCCTCAAGTTGACCGGCGAGCTTATCGTTGCTCCATCCTTCGGACAGGGCCTTTGACGTGATGCTCTCGATATCGTTCTGAGTGGCGGTTTCGAAATCCTTGATGCGCTCACCCGCGTGACCGATCGCCCAATCCACAGCCTTTTCGTTGGCCAGATGGACCATGGCTTCATCTGCGTCGATTAGACTGGCTGCGAGCTTGACGCCGGACTCATAGGATTCAAGGCTCCGATCCTGGAGGTAATCGGAGACATCCCGGAGATCTTCGGCCTTCACGAGAACGGCGAGCTTCGCGGCGCGCTTGTCGGGGTCTTTGTCATCCTTCGCAAGGGCGCCGTAGGCTTCCACAATGCGGGGCACCACATCCTTAGCCAGCGCGTGGAGCCGCTTGGACACACCGAGCGAAACCTTCGCCTCTTGCTTCAGCATCTCTGGACGATCACGGCGGCTGATGTGTCCACTCTTGGTCAGTCCATGATGGTGATGCGCTTTCTTTGTGGATCCCGCCGCAGGAGGTTTCTCTTTGGACGCAGGAGGGGCGACCGTAGACGGCGGGGTCGTGTCCTGGTTCTGGGGCTTGGTGCCGTCCCCCTTTGGCGGGATATTATCGGGAGGCGCACCGAACGGAGCGGGCGGCGCGGCGAACTCATCGCCGCCTTCCAGCGCTTCCAGCCCTCGGCCTTCCCTGCATTCGTTCGGCGTCCGGATGTGGTTCTTCACGTCCAGATCGTCAATTTGAGCTTGCTTCAGGGGGTCGACTTCGACCTCTTCCGCAGGCACGATCTCCAGATCATCAGCCTTGAATAGATCCCGGCAGATCATCCGCGTGAGCTGCTTTGAGAAGAAATTCAGGATTGGCCGCGTGCCTTGGGCCTTGGCCGCCTCCTGCTGAGTCTGATCTTTGCCGTGGTTCTGCTCCTTGATGAGCTGTGAGGGGGAGACGCTGAAGGCATAGCAGACGAAGCGAGCAAGGAAGTCGTCATACTCGTCCTTGAGCACGGCTTCCTTCATGTTGGTAATCTTGGTGCCGTGCGGAACAACCAGCGCCTTCTTGCGCTCGGTGATATTGCCGCTCAGCATGTGATTCAGCCAAATCCGGAACGTCTTGAGTTGCTCCATCGTCCAATCTTCAGGACCCTCAAAGACTGAATCAGAGGTGACGCCCGCCGTGTAGCAGGCGAGCTTGCTTAACTGCCGGTTCAGCGCGATATCAGCGGTCACCAGGACCTGCTCCACACGGGAGTAGCCATAGGCGTGATGCGTGCGCACGTTCTGAGGCATGTAGTAGAGTTCGCCCGGCGCGAAGTCGGCAACGATGACGCCCTTGAGCACCTGCTGATAGACCGCGCCAGTCTCTGGTTTGCGCCCATCCAGGGCGATCACGGGCTTGATCGTGGTTCCGTCGATCAGATCGAGGCTGTAAGGGTCGCCGCCCTTGGTGCGCCGGGGATAGACCGTCCAGGCATCCACGGCCAGAAGATCCTCGCAGCTCGCCCTGAACCACTGGTCCCAGGTGTGCTCACGGTCTGGATAGCGCAGGAAGTCTTTAATCTTCCTGCATCGATCATCAGGCTTGGCCTTCTGGTCGATGGGCCGAACCGTCCATGCTGTCTGAACCAGTTCATCCTTCTTCGTCTCGATTGCCAGCCGCATAAGGTCGTAGCCATCCGCCACGCTCCGCAGTGTGCCAAAGGTGATCGCCTCACCCTGCCGGGGCTGGAATCGCGTGTTGACGTTGGTGGCATAGTCGAACTCGCGGCCCTTGGTGCTGGGGTCAGCGACAGGAACGGGCGGCGTGCCGGGGCCGAACCAGCCATCATACAGCGAGCTATTGCCCGTGAAGAGATAACGCGCACCTGCTGCCAGACGCTCGATGAGCCCTGGCTCGATGGCAACTTCTCGGGGGGCAGTGCTCATTCAGCCGCCTTCATTCGATTGGCGTGGACGAATGGTTCAATGGGGTCGTGCTTGGGCGCACAGCTTCGATCTCTGGTCCTTCGCTCGTAGCAGATGCCCTTAATTCCTGCGACATCAACTTGAAGCTGGTGCTGGCCAGTTGAATGCTCGTCTTGGCGCTTCTCGATCTTCACGATCCGCTCTTGGAAAAGGGACGTGATGAACGCCTTCAGCGTGAAGTGGTGCGCCAAAAAAGCCGCCAGAATAACGAGAAGAATTGCAACGCCTGAACCTGGTGTCATCAGAAGCTCCACCGCAAATGGCCCATAACCTCGACCGTTGAATTGCCACCAGGGAGCACGCGACGAACTATGTCTACACCCGCGCTCACGGGGCCTGCGATGCCCTTTTCCACGCCCGCGGTCAGGGATTTGTCAGTCCCGTACCCACCAGAGACTGACCAGCCAGATCCGCGCTTCTGGAGCTTCATGGCCTGTTCAAAGAGATCGGCGCGGGTGTCTGCCAGCTTCAACGCCTTGTTGAGCCCGTCGATCTGGGAAAGTTGGGCCGTGATCTGCTCGTCCCTGGCTTTGATCCCGCCCAGATCCGCGGCGTGCTGAATGTCCATGGCCGCAATGATCTGTGTCGATACCCTAAGCTGCGCCTCTAGTTGCGCTGGCTGAACCAGATTGGCCAGCGCTCCTCCGGATCCGGGTAGCAGTTCAGAACCAGAATCCCCGGCACCATCTGCCCCGGTTCCGTGTTGTAGAGATGCCAGCTTGGCTTTGAGCGCTTCCACCGTGCGCCCCGTAGCTAGGCGCGACTCATCCGCAAGTTTGACCTGAATGAGCGCAGCGGCTTGTGATGCCTCGGCAGCCTTGATCTGGCCATTCTTGATTGCATCTTCAGCGCCTTTCGCTTCTGCCGCCTGGTCTAACTTCTCCTGAACCGCTGCCGTAGCCTTGACCGTTCCATACTTGAGACCGCCCAGGAAGCACAGAGCGCCAGTTACGGCAACGATGGCACCGATGATGCCAAAGGTTTTGAGTGTGACGAGGGTGTCAGAGGTCATTTACTATCTCCTCGAAACCAATCCCCAGGAGACTCAACTATCGAGGCGATGCCTAACACCGTAATGCAGAGGGCCACAACGATCCCGAATGCGATCACAAATCACCCCCCGCACTGGGAGCACAACCCACGACGTTGCCCACGGACGATCCGGGAGTGTCGCTATTCGGGCGGGGGGCGATGGGTGGAACCGGATCTACAACCGTTGTGGATGTGGATTCACGGCTCGATTCAGGAGTGCTTACGCTCTCGGATGTAGTCTTCGTGCTACCGGGGACAACCAATGGCGGCGTGCCGATCTGATACCCAGCCAGGACACCAAGGCCAAAGATCGAAAGGCCAAGCGCCCAGCAGGCGCCCTGCCCAAGGTCACCGGTTTTGAAAATCGTGTAAGTGCAAGCGGTCGCCACCGCAGCCAGAACCAGAATGAGGACACCCGATGCAACCCAAAGCACAACCACTCGTGGGTTCTCTGGGAAATCGTCCCTGAGGAACCGAAGGAATCGGCCAGAGGGGATCGGCGCCGTCCCAGGAATCATGAGGCACTCCCACCAGTCGCACCATCGGTCACCTCGGTATAGACCGTGCCGTGAGCAGTCACTTCCGCCGTGTATGCCTTGCCTCGCGGCTCGCTTCCTACCCGCGCAATCTGGACGTGGATCCACCAGGTGTTCGCGCCGTGGCACTCGAGGAGGATCTTGTCGATGGGCAGAGTCGAACGGCGGATCACGTCGAACGCATCGCGGATCGCCATGCCGTTGGTCGGCTTAAAGTCACAGGCCCGCCCTTCGAGATGCGCAGAATTCGATGCGCCCCCGACCGCGTGGTTCACGGCGGGAGAGCGGTAGCCGGAGTTGACGTGCAGCGGCTGATTCAGCAGGCTCCTGATGGGCTCCATGAGGTCATCACAGAGCCGCACAAGGTTTGCCTGACATGCGGCACCCGGGACATTGGGTAGCCCCGTAGAAGTCACAGTCATTTCATCGAAGCTGAAATGCTCGGAGGGATTCAGTGCGCCGGTCTCAGCCATGGCTTGGTGCTAGAACGCGGCCCAAGCATTGGTGGTGCCATTGAGGCAGATGATGACGACGCCCTTGCCGCTCGCAGAAGAGAAGCCCGCATCAGCAACGGCGCCGTTGATCGTCCCGCCCGTGGGGGGATAGACCTTCAGAATCTTGTTGGCAACGCCATTGGCGATGAAAATACGGTTATTGGTGACCGCGTCACCAGCGGCGAGCCTGACACCCTTGGTATCGTCGGCAGCGGTGGTGGGGTAGCAGGTGCTCGTTCCGGAGGGAAGCAACCCTGCATCGGCGGTGGTTGACCCAGCGGCGGCAGTGGAAACGCCCACGTTGCCAAGATCAACCGCGACCTGCCAGCCAGCGGATAGCATGGCGGGAACGGCGGAAGTGGGGACAGTTACAGTCCCGTCGGGATTGATGAAGGCAGTCGTTCCATCCAGGAAAGTGCCTTCGTTGACGCCAGCAGGCGGAAACATCTTAACGGCCATGGAGACCTCCAAAGCCTAAAGGTCGTGTCAATAATAGGAAATCGTCATTTCATTATTTAGCTATGCAACCATCTTTCGCAGGGCCTTCTGTTCGTGGATGATCTGCCGCACTCTTCGCTCCGTGAGCCGCTTTCTCGTGGCAATCTCCGCTTCTGTCAGGCATCCCCAGAGCGCGAAGATCTCTGCGTCTCTCACGGCCACGCTCGCCCGCTTCATCGCCTCGTGGGCAACGTCCGCAGCGTTTGAGATGCCCCTCGCAGCAAAGAGTGCACATAGGGCGGATTCGAGGGAGTCGGTCATGCTGCCCCTTTCATTTCGGCTTTCACCTTTTCGCTGAGATCGTCTTCGATAAGCTGGAACCAACCGTCATTCTGGTTGATGATGGCGTGCTTGATGAGTTGGGTGAGCACGTCCACTTGGTCATCGTGCTTACCCTTTGGGAAGGCGTAAAGCTCTGCCAGGAAATCAGCAACCCAAGGCGCGTCTTCGGGTAGCCAGATCCGGCCCGCTTCCCACGTTGGCGCCGC